ATGACCACCATCCGCGAAACCATCCTCACCGCGCTGCACGCGCGGCTGCAATCGCTTGCCGCCACGGTCCTGCGCGATGAAGTCCTGCCCGAACGCATACCACCCGCCGGGCTGATAATACTGCGCGACGGCCAGCCTGGCGAGCCGGAGGTTACGCTGTCACCGCTGCGCTACCATTATCAGCACCGCGCCGAGTTGGAGGTGGTCGTCCAGGCGGCGAGGGACAGGGCAACTGCGTTCGATACCTTAATCGCGAACATCGGCACGGCATTAGACGCCGACCGCACGCTTGGCGGCCTCTGCGACTGGGTCGAGGCGGAGGCCCCGGCCTCGGTCGATTTGCCCGTCGAGGGTGCCGTGAGCCTGAAGGCGGCGGTGATCACCGTTCTGCTGCACTACACCACCACGGGCCCGCTGACCTGACACCCCAACAATAAGGAGAAAGACATGGCACGAGCGCAAGGCGCCCGGGCGCAGATGGCGCTTGGCTTTGAGACGGTTTACGGCACCCCGCCTGTCAGCGGGTTCCGATTGATGCCTTTCGCCAGGACGACGCTGGGTTCGGAACAGCCGCTGCTGGAATCCGAACTCTTGGGTTACGGCCGCGATCCGCTGGCCCCGATCAAGGATGCGGTCACGGCCGATGGTGATGTCGTGGTGCCGATTGATGTCGAGGCCTTCGGATATTGGCTGAAAGCTGCATTCGGCCAACCCACGACCACTGGCACCACGCCCAAGACCCATACCTTTCAGTCGGGCAACTGGACCTTGCCCAGCATGTCCATTGAAACCGCGATGCCCGAGGTGCCGCGCTTCGCGATGTATTCCGGCTGCGTGCTGGACCAACTGTCGTGGCAGATGCAGCGCTCGGGGTTGCTGACCGCCTCGGCAAAGCTGATCGCTCAAGGCGAGACAATCGCCGCAACAACGGCAGCAGGAACGCCGACAGCGCTGGGCCTGCAACGTTTTGGCCATTTCAACGGCACGGTTAAACGCAATGGCAGCAGCCTGGGCAATGTGGTTTCGGCTGAGATCACCTATTCCAACAACCTCGACCGGATCGAGACCATTCGCGGCGACGGCCGGATTGACGGGGCTGATCCCACTATGGCCGCGCTGACCGGCCGGATCGAGGTGCGGTTCTCCGACACGACGCTCGTCACCCAGGCGATCGACGGCACGCCCTGCGAGTTGGAATTCAACTACAGCCTCGGGGCCAATGCGAGTTTCACCTTCACGGCCCACGCCGTCTATTTGCCGATCCCCCGCATTGAAATCGCCGGGCCGCAGGGCGTGCAAGCCAGTTTCGACTGGCAGGCCGCGAAAGCCGCCAGTCCCGCGCGGATGTGTACTGCCACCCTCATCAACAGCATCGCGAGTTATTGACCATGATCCGACTGAACCTCACTGCCACCCCGCAATGGCTTGATCTCGCCCCCGGGCTGCGGCTTCTGGTGGGCCCGCTCACCACGGCACTGATGGTTTCGGCGCGGGCCGATGCCGCCATCGAAGCGATGCCGGAAACCGCTACGACCGAAGAACTGGCGCTGGCCATGGCGAAAGCTGTAGCGCGCCGCGCCGTGCTGGATTGGGAAGGCGTGGGCGATGACGCGGGCGAACCCGTCGCCGTCACGCCCGATGGCATCGACGCCCTTCTGGAAATCTGGCCGGTCTTTGAGGCCTTTCAAACCCAATACGTCGCGCGGGGCCTGATCCTGGACGCGGAAAAAAACGCCTCTGCGCCCTTGCCGACTGGTCCTTTGGCGGGGGCGATCGCTACTGCGCCGCCTGCGAACACCTATGCGAAGACTGCCCCGCAAGACTGAACCGCCCGCACACACAGGACGGCTGGCAGGTCTGGGATCTGGTTGGCCGCCTTGGCGGACAATTGCGTGTCATCCCTGGCGCTGTGCTCGGTTGGGATATGACCGCAGCTCTGACCCTCGCCCAAGCGCTGGGCGTGAACACCCTGATCGTCGCCGAACTGCTGCCTGAGATCGAGGCGGTGATGGTGCGCAAAGTGAACGAACAAATCGGAGAAAACCATGGCTGAGAGGAAAGTCAGCGTCCGCCTCTCGGCGGTCGGCGGACGACAGGTGCGCGCCGAGTTGGAAGGCGTGGACGAGGCCGGTGCGCGTGGCTTTGGGCGGCTCTCGTCGGAAATGGAAATGGCAAACGCACGTCTTGTTGGCTTTGCACGCCGGGTTGGATTGGCGCTGGCGGCAGTCAGTGCAGCGGCGGCAGCCTCTGGCGTGGCGATGATCCGGTCAGGGCTGGAAACGGTCGATGCGCAGGCAAAACTGGCCCAGTCGCTTGATACGACCGTGGCCAGCATTCAGGTGCTGGAACGCGCAGGTGGTCTGGCCGGGGTTGCCATGACCGGCATCGAACAGGCGACCAAGGATTTGACGCGGCGACTGTCGCAGGCGGCTGTGGGCAGCGGACCTGCGGCTGATGCGCTGGATCGTCTTGGCCTTTCCGCAACCGGCCTGATGGCATTGCCGCTGGACGCGCGTATTGGCCAGATCAACCAAGCAATCGCGGATTTCGTACCAGCGGCGGAGCGTGCGGCAGTGGCGGGGCAGCTTTTCGGCGAGGAAGGCAGCATCGCCATGTCTCGCATCGACAGCGCCACCTTGCGGCAAGCTACGCAGGATGTAAGCGATTTCGGGTTGGTGGTCTCTGAGCAGGACGCCGATCAGATTGAACGCACCAATGATGCCCTCTCTCGTTTGGGGCTGATCTGGCGCGGCCTCTCCAACCAACTGACGGTCGCCGCTGCCCCCGCGCTTGAAGCGGTCGCCAATGCCCTCGCTGCAATGGCCCGCACGACCGGTCCGGTCGGGATCGCCATCACTGTCCTCTTCGACAATATCGGGCGGCTAACCACCTATGCGGCGACCTTTGCCGCCCTGATGGCGGGGCGCTGGGTAGCGGGTATGGCCGCTGCCGCCTTGTCGGTCAGCAGCTTGGCCACCGGTCTCGTGATCCTGCGCGGGGCGCTGATCCGCACCGGCATCGGTGCGCTTATCGTCGGCGCAGGCGAATTGGTGTTTCAGTTCACGCGGCTGGTGTCCGCCGCAGGTGGGTTTGGTGCCGCAATGGGATTGCTGAAAGACGTCGTGATTGAGGTCTGGGATCGCATCAAACTGGGCGCCACTGCCGCCGGTGCTGCGGCCACAGCGATGTTCTTCGACATCAAGGCCGATGCGGCCAGCGGCATGCAGAGCGCCATCGAAAGCTTGGTCGGTTTCGGCAACGCGGCCGCGAATACGTTTGAAGGTGCTTTTGAGGCGATAAAGGCCATCTGGAGTCTCTTGCCCGCGGCCATCGGCGATCTGGTTTTCCAAGCGGCGAACAGCCTGATCGAGGGAGTTGAGAGCATGCTGAACGGCGTGGTCGCGCGGATCAATGGCTTCATCGAAGGCATCAACACCGGGCTGGAAGCGCTGGGCTCGGATCGTCGGATTACCATCCTGGGCGATCTGGACCTCGGCGAGATCGAAAACCGCTTCGCCGGGGCGGCAACGCGGGCTGGCACCGCCGCAAGTGACGCGTTCGACCGGGCCTTTGAAGACAACCCGCTGGCAGTGCCGGATTTTGGCCTGACCGACATGTCCCGCGCAGCGCTGGGCGCAGCGAATACCTACCGCACGGCGGCCAACGATCTGGCTGCCGGAGCGCTCGCGCCGCTTGCCAGCTGGCAGGCGTTGCAGGATGCCGTCGCGGGTGCTGGCAGTGATGGCGAGACAGCACTTACAAGTGCAACGGATGCCGCTGGCCACTTTGATGATGCCATCACATCGGCCGGGCGCGCAGCGGCGGGTGCTGCGAATAGCGCAGGTGCTGCCGCCGCGGAGGGCTCCGAGGCCGCAAAAACCGGATGGGCCGCTGCCATTGCGACCCTCGCGGATTATGCGGCCAAGACCCGTGAGATCGGCGGCGATATCGGCCAGACGCTGGTAGGCGCTTTTCAGAGTGCCGAGAATGCCGTCGGCGAGTTCGTCAAATCCGGCAAGCTCGACTTTCGCGATCTGGTCTCCTCGATGATTGCCGATCTGGCCAAACTGGCGGCGCGGCGCTTCATCCTTGGCCCGATCGCCAATGCTTTATCCGGCGCGCTGGGCGGTGCGGGTGGGTTGTTCGCGGACATCCTGCATTCCGGCGGTACGGTCGGGCTGGCAGGCAGCCGCCGCATGGTGCCAGCCATGGCATTTGCCGCAGCACCGCGCATGCATTCCGGCGGCTGGGCGGGGTTGAAGCCAGACGAGGTACCCGCGATCCTCCAGCGTGGCGAACGGGTGCTGTCGCGCCGGGAAGCCGCAGGTTACGGGCAAGGACAAGCCTCCGCGCCCACCGTCAACGTCACGATCATGTCCCGCGATGCCGAAAGCTTCCGGCAATCGCGCACGCAGGTAGCGTCCGACATTGCCCGCGCTGTCTCTCTTGGCCGGAGGGGCATGTGATGGCGTTTCATGAGGTCAGGTTTCCCGACAATATCAGCCGTAGCGCGCGGGGCGGGCCGGAGCGGCGCACGCAGATTGTCGAAATGGCCAGCGGGGATGAAGAGCGCAACGGATCATCGGCAGACTCGCGGCGGCGCTATGATGCCTCCTATGGCATCCGCAAAGCTGACGATCTGGCAGCGGTCACGGCATTCTTCGAGGCGCGACGTGGCAGGCTCTACGGGTTTCGCTGGAAAGACTGGGCCGATTACAAATCCAGCCTGCCGTCCGCGATCATCACTACTGTAGACCAGCCGATCGGTATCGGGACTGGGGCCGCGACAGCCTTCCAGCTTGTGAAACTCTACACCAGCGGCGCGCAGTCCTGGACCCGGACGATCACCAAGCCCGTCGCCGGAACCGTGGCGGTGGCCCTGAACGGCGTAACGCAGATCACCGGCTGGACGGTGAACACGGCCACCGGTGTGATCACTTTCGCCGCAGCTCCGGCGCCCGGCGCCGTCATTACCGCCGGTTTTGAATTCGACGTACCGGTGCGCTTCGACACTGACACGCTGGACGTCACCCTCGACTTCGAGCGGCTCGGCTCGATTACATCCATTCCCCTGATTGAGGTCCGCAGATGAAATCCCTCCCCACTGGCATGCAGGCCCATCTTGATGACGGCACAACAACGCTGGCGTGGTGCTGGCGGATTGAGCGGGCCGATGGCGTGATCTTTGGTTTCACCGATCATGATCAATCGCTGCTGATTGCAGGAAGCGTCTTTGAGCCCGACACCGGATTTGCCGCCTCGGAAATCCGCGCCAGTGCCGATTTCTCGGTGGACGGGCAGGATGCGGAAGGGGCGCTGCGCTCAGACCGGATTACCGAGACCGATATTCTCGATGGCCGCTGGGACAATGCGGCGATCGAGGTCTGGCGGGTCAATTGGGAGAAGGTCGCCCAGCGGGTGCTGATGCGGCGTGGCAATCTCGGTCAGATCAGGCGCGGCAAGCAAGTGTTCGTGGCCGAGGTGCGCTCACTCACGCATTTTCTCAATCAGCCGGTGGGGCGGACCTATCAGTATTACTGCGATGCAGAACTCGGCGATGGGCGTTGCGGGGTCAATCTGGCGGCACCGAGCTATTCGGGCAGCGGGTCGGTGGCCGCCGTTTCAGGCGATCGGAGTTTCGCAACGACCGGGCTTGGTGGGTTCGCCGCAAACTGGTTTGCCCTCGGCCGGGTGGAATGGACCAGCGGTGCCAATGCCGGGCGGCGGGCGGAGGTCTCGATCCACACCCTCTCAGCCGGGACCGCTCAAATCACGCTGATCGAAGTGCCGATTCGCACAATTGCGCTGGGCGACGGGTTCTTCATCCAGGCGGGTTGCGACAAACAGTTTGCGACCTGCCGGGCCAAGTTCGGCAATGGCGTAAACTTTCGCGGCTTCCCGTCGATCCCCGGCGACGACACCATCGTGCGCTATCCGACGCAGGGCGATGGCAGCACCGGGAAACCGCTATGACTGCCGCCCCGGATGTTGTGATCGCGGCGGCACGGGCTTGGCTCGGCACACCTTACGTGCATCAAGCCAGCCTTCTGGGAGCTGGTTGTGACTGCCTCGGCCTTGCCCGCGGCGTCTGGCGCGATCTGCATGGACCCGAGCCCGTGACGCCGCCACCCTATACTCGCGATTGGGGCGAAGCGGGCGGAGAAGAGGTGCTGGCCGACGCCGCGCGGCGCTTCCTGCTGGAGATCCCGATCGTTGAGGCCGAGCTCGGCACGCTGATCTTGTTCCGCATGGCCCGCAATGCCCCTGCCAAGCATTGCGGCATTCGCAGCGAGACCGGTTTGATCCACGCCTATGAGGGCGCGGGCGTCATTGAAGAGCCCTGGCGCCCGCATTGGGCGCGCAAGGCGGCCTTCGCATTTCTTTATCCAAGGTAATACAGCATGGCAGCAATCGTTCTGGGCGGCATTGGCTCCGCAATCGGCGGAAGCATTGGTGGCTCCATCCTTGGCCTGTCGGCGGCCGCGATCGGCAGCGGCATCGGCTCGATGATCGGCACCGCAATCGATTCCCGCATCATCGCCTCTTTCGCCCCCGACCAGCGGCAAGAGGGCGCGCGACTGGACGAATTGCGCGTCACCAGTGCCACTGAAGGCGCCGTGATCCCGCGCATCTATGGCCGGATGCGGGTCGGCGGCAATATCATCTGGGCCACGGATTTCCGCGAGGAATATTCCGAGACCCGCCAGGGCGGTGGCGGCAAAGGCGGTGGCGGCGGCGTAGTCGTCGAGGAATACAGCTATTTCGCGAGCATTGCTGTCGCCATTGCCACAGGGCCGATCGGCGGCGTAGGACGCATCTGGGCCGATGGCAGCGCCTTTGATGTACCGGGGGCCATCTGGCGGCTGCACCGCGGCACAGAAACCCAGATGCCTGATCCCTTCATCGAGGCGACGATGGGCGTCGGTCTCGCCCCGGCGTATCGCGGCACCGCCTATATCGTGTTCGAAAACCTGCCGCTGGCTACCTTTGGCAACCGGCTGCCGCAATTGTCCTTTGAGATCTACCGTCCCTCTGAGGAGCCCGATAGCGCCGAGCAATTGCTGACGGCAGTGAACATGATCCCCTCCTCGGGCGAATTCATCTATGCGACCGAGCCGATCACCCGCAACATTGGCAACGGCGCCGTCCTGCCCGAAAACGTCAATTCCAGCGGCGGCCAATGCGATTTTCTGACTTCGCTGGATCAGCTGGAAGCGACCGCACCGAACTGCAAATCGGTCTCGCTGGTGGTGGCTTGGTTTGGCACCGACCTGCGCGCAAGCTCCTGCCAGATCAGGCCGGGTCTGGAAACGGCCACCAAGGAGACAGCGCCGAAACTCTGGCTGGTGAACGGCGTGAACCGCGGTGCCGCCTATGTGGTTTCGCAGATCGAGGGCAGCCCGGCCTATGGCGGCACGCCGAGCGATTTCTCGGTGATCCAAGCCATTCAGGAACTGAAAGCCCGCGGGTTTCGGGTGACGTTCTATCCGTTCATTCTGATGGATGTGCCGGGCGGTAACACCCTGCCAAACCCCTATTCCGACAACGCCGCCGCTCTGGGACAGCCGAAATACCCCTGGCGCGGCCGGATCACTTGTTCGCCCGCCGCAGGGTTTGCAGGCACGGTCGACAAGACGGCTGCGGCGGCCACGCAGGTGTCGGCGTTCTTTGGGGCGGCGACGCCAGCCAATTACGCGGTCTCCGGCACGACGATGTCTTGGACCGGATCGCCGACCGACTGGGGCCTGCGCCGGATGATCCTGCACTACGCCCATCTTTGCGTGGCCGCCGGTGGCGTCGATGCTTTCCTGATCGGCAGTGAATTGCGCGGGCTCACGCAAATCCGGTCGGGGGCCAGCGCCTATCCGGCGGTCACCGCCCTGCAAAGCCTCGCATCAGCCTGCCGGTCAATCTTGGGCGCTGGCACCAAGATCAGTTATGCCGCCGACTGGTCCGAGTATTTCGGCCACCAGCCTCAGGATGGCACCGGTGATCTCTTCTTTCACCTCGATCCGCTCTGGGCCGATGCCAACATCGATTTCGTCGGCGTCGACAACTATATGCCGCTGTCCGACTGGCGCGATGGCGATCAGCATCCCGACGCCCTGGCGGGATGGCCCGCGATCTATGATCTGCCCTATCTGCAATCCAACATTGAAGGCGGCGAAGGCTTTGATTGGTACTATGCCTCTGACGGCAATCGCACCGCTCAAATTCGCACGCCCATCACCGATGGTGCCTATGACAAGCCGTGGGTGTTCAGGACCAAGGATTTGCGCAGCTGGTGGACGAACCAACATTACAACCGACCGGGCGGGGTTGAGAACGGAGCGCCCACTCCTTGGGTGCCGCAATCGAAACCAATCCGCTTCACAGAGGCCGGGGCACCTGCCGTCGATCGCGGCACCAACCAGCCGAATGTCTTTTACGACCCCAAGTCGTCTGAGTCCTTCCTGCCCTATAATTCGCGGGGCTATCAGGACGACCTCGTGCAGCGGCGCTATATCGAGGCGCTTTTCCCGTACTGGAATGACCCCGCAAACAACCCGGCCTCCGGAATTTACGCAGGCCGGATGATCGATGCTGCCGAGATCGCCATCTGGACATGGGATGCGCGACCCTATCCGGCCTTTCCGGTCCGCTCTGACGTCTGGTCCGATATCGAGAACTATCGCCTTGGCCACTGGCTGACCGGCCGGATCGGTGGCTGTGGTCTCGCCGAACTGGTCCGCGAGCTTTGCCGCACCGGTGGCGTGCCTGACGCGCTGATCGATGTGTCCCAGCTGGCCGCCACCGTGCCGGGCTATGCGATCACCGCCATTGAAAGCGCCCGCGCGTCGATCGCACCTTTGGCGCAGTTCTTCGGCTTTGATGTCGTCGAGACCAGCGGGCAATTGCGCTTCGTGCCCCGCGGGCGGCCTGCCGTGGCTCAGATCGCCGCCGACACGCTGGTGATCACCGAGCGCAATGCCGAGGATATCAGCTTCACCCGGGCGCAGGAAACCGAACTGCCCCGTGCGTTGAAATGGCGGTTGATGATGCCCGACGAGGATTATGGCGCGCTGTCGGTTGAGGCGCGGCGAATCACCGTCGACACGGCCCGGGTCCGCACCGAGCAATTTCCGATCGTTTATCCAGCCGCACTTGCTGATCGCGCCGCCCGCCGCGCGCTTCACGAGGAATGGGTCGGTCGGGAGGATGCGGCGTTCGCCCTGCCACCCTCGCGGCTGGCGCTGGACCCGACCGATGTGATCCGCCTCGAACATGACGGTCGCACCCCGGATTATGTGCTGGCCCGAATCACCGATGGCGGGGCGCGGCGCATTGAGGCCAGGCGGACCGATCAGACCCTTTATGATCTGCCGCCTGGGCCAGAACGCACGCCAGCGTTCATCGCACCAACCGTCTTTGGCCCACCGGCTGCCATCCTGATGAACTTGCCGCAGCTTGCCGACGATATTCCGGCGCACCGCCCCTATGCCGCGGTATTTGCGACGCCTTGGTATGGATCGGCCCTGATCTGGCGCAGTCCGTCAACCGACGGTTTCACGGCGCTGGGAACAGTCGGCCAGCCCGCGCGGCTGGGCACTTTAGCGTTTGATTTTTATGCGGGTCCAGTCTGGCGCTTCGATGATGGCAGCGAGCTCTGGATCGATATGGCCTCCGGCACATTCAGCAGCCTCGACGATGAGGCGTTGCTGGCCGGGGGTAATGCGATTGCGATCGAGACGGCCCCCGATGCATGGGAACTTGTCCAGTTCGGCACAGCATCCCTGCAAAGCCCGGGGCGCTGGAGGCTGACCCACCTGCTGCGCGGTCAGTTTGGCACAGAGGACGCAATGGGCAATCCCGCCCCGGCCGGGGCACGGGTCGTTGTGCTGAACACCGCGGTCACCCCGATCGCCATCAGCGAAAGTGAAATCGGCCTGCCCGCAAACTGGCGGATAGGACCATCAACAGCGGCTGCCGCAGACCCGTTGAACCTTCAACTGGCTTTCACGCCATCAGGGCGCGGGCTGCGGCCCCTGAGCCCGACGCAGTTGCGCGGGGTGCCACAGCCCGGCGGCGATCTGCTTCTGACGTGGTTGCGACGCACCCGGGCGTCAAGCGGCGACAGTTGGGTGTTGGTCGAGGTGCCTCTGGGCGAGACCACCGAGGCCTATGATTTGGAAATCCTGAACGGCGCGTCAGTTGTGCGTACCGTGTCCGGTCTCGCGACTACAGCCTTCCTCTACACCACTGCAATGATGGCGGCGGATTTCGGCGGGCCGGTCTCGACGCTCCGGTTTCGCATCTACCAAATCGGCGCGCTGGGCCACGGTGCCGCGGCCGAAGCCCTCGTCTGATCCATTCCCCATAGACCACAAACCTTGGAGGTATTGGCATGAGCCAATCGACCAATCTTGCGCTGCCCTATCTCGCGGCCAGCCAATCGCAAAAGCATGTCACCGTGAACGAAGGACTGCGTTTCCTCGATGTGCTGGTGCAGATTTCAGTCAAAAATGCTGCGCTGAACGCACCGCCGGGATCGCCCGGCGATGGCCAGCGCTGGATTATTGGACCTGCCCCCACGGGTCTTTGGGCAGGCCGAGCCACCCAGATCGCCGCCTGGCAGGACGGGACATGGGTGTTTTATGCGCCGAAAGACGGCTGGCTCGCCTGGAATGAAGCGACGCTGACCTCGCTGATCTTCAGCGCGGGAGCGTGGGTCTCCCTGATCGAGGCGCTGCTGGCGGCTGGAGTGGCCGATACCGCCTTCACGCTAACCGACGACGCCGATCCGACCAAGAAGGCCATGTTCGAACTCGCGGGGATCAGCACCGGCACCACCCGGGCCTTCACCTTGCCCAACACCTCCAGCGAATTGGCGATCCTTGCAGGCACGCAGACCTTCACGGGCAACAAGACGTTCACCGGCACGTTGACGGCATCGGGAACCGTGACAGTGTCGGCCGCTGCGGCGACGATCGGCACTTCGACGGGCACGGCCACCTATGGGATGGGCACTGGCGGAACGACAACCGGCGTCAGCAAGACCCTGAACATCGCCACTGGCGGCGCGTCGGGATCGAACACAGTGATCAACATCGGATCGCCCACAGCGGGCGCTGGCGGGACCACGGTGGTGAATACGCCGACGGTGACCTTTGCCAATGCCGTGTCGGCGGTGGCGATGCCGCAGGCCAACTTAACCGCGCAGCTGCTCGGCCTCGGCGGGGCCACCGCAGACAGCTACAACCGCTTGTCGATCAACGCCCCGGCCATGCTGTTCAACAACGCAGGCGCCGGGATCGAGGCGACGGTCAACAAAGCCGCTCCCGCCAATGATGCGGCCGTCGCTTTCAAGACCGGGTTTTCGACGCGGGCCCTGATCGGGCTTCTGGGAAGTGACGATTTCAGCTTCAAGGTTAGTCCGGATGGATCGGCCTTCTTTGAGGCAATCAAGATCGACCGCACATCTGGCCGGGTCGATCTGGCCGAGCCACTGCTGATGCAGGGACAAAGTGAGGTGCCCGATCCGCCACCTGCTGGCAAACTGGCGATCTATGCCCGTGACCGTGCCGGGGCCGGTTGGCTGGATGTGCAACGTCCATCCGGCCGCTTCTTTCCCCTGCAGCCGCATTTCGGGGTCAACCGGATCGCCACATGGGCCCCATCAACCAGCACCACCGTCAACACCAACGGGATGCCGCGGACCGCGGTCGGCACGGTCGCCACGCCAACACTAGCCACCACCAATCTCTCAACCAGCATGCGCCGTTGGCGTGTCACCAGTGCGGCAACTGCGGATGCCGTGGCCGAGGAACGCTCTGCCGGATGGGTCTGCTGGCGCGGCAATGCCGATGGGCTTGGTGGTTGGAGCTACGTCAACCGGTTGTCGATGACGACATTGCAGGCAACCGGCATGGGCTTCTTTGGACTTTATGGATCAACGGCTGCTCTGGCCGCCACACTGACACTGGCGGCAGCGGTCAACTGCATCGGTATCGGGTTCCAGCGCGGCACCCATACGAACTGGCAGCTGGTGCACAACGATGGCAGCGGAGCGCCGACACTGACCGATCTAGGCGGTAGCTTCCCGGTGGCCAGCACCACCAACGTATTGTCTCTTTATATCGCCGCTGCCCCGAACGGTTCGGACATCGGTGTCCGCGTCGTCGAGGAGGTCAGCGGCGCGGCGGTCGAATTCACCATCGCCACCGACATGCCCGCCGCGACCCAGCTGCTGAGCCCCCGCAACTTCATGAACACCGGTGCCACTGCAGCGGCCGTCGCCTACGACTGCTCCGGCGTCTACGTCGAAACCGACTTCTGAAAGGACCCCCATGACTGAGAAAACCACCATTCTGCAGGAGGTCGCCGAGGCCTTGCGCGACAACGGGATCGCTGCCGCCATCACCGCGCTGATCGGCGGGACGATCGCACTTTTGGCATCCGTCACGCGCAAGGCCTTCACCAACGACGCTATGCTGGCCAGGCTCGACCGAGAACTGGCCGCCGAACGCGACCGCGTCGATCGCCAGCGCGCCGAAGATCGCGATGACGATGCCGATCGGCTGGAACGCATTGAGACCGATATCCGCGCGATGCGCGATCTGATGTTCGAAGCCTTGCAGCGCGGCCGCACCGACTGAACAGCACACCACCCATCATTCCGATCCAACCCAACCCGCCCGCAAGGCGGGTTTTTTCATGCCCGGCGACGGGCGAAAGGAGCCTCCCCATGAACATCAATACCCGCGTACCCCTCCGCCTGATCCAAAGCGGGCTCGACCAACTCGGCCATTCGCCCGGCGCCATCGACGGCCTCTGGGGCCTGCGCACCGCCCGCGCGATGAAAGCGCTGCTGGTCGCCAATGGCCGCGTGGCATCTGTCGCCCCACTGGACCTCTTGCCCTGGATCACCGAAGCGAAGTCGGCCTTGGGCCGCCACGAGGCACGGGATCGCAACTGGCTGATGGATTGGCTGAAACGCGATGGCAGGTCCCTGGGCGATCCGTCGAAGAACCCTTGGTGTGGGGACTTCGTGGAAACGTGCATCCGCATGGGCCTGCCCGATGAACCGCTACTCGGCGCGCTGGGCACCAATCCCTACTGGGCGCGCAACTGGCTGCTGTTTGGGCGGGAGGTCCAGCCGATCATAGGCGCGGTGCTGGTGTTTGAACGCGGATCAGGCGGCCATGTCGGCTTCGCGATGGGTCAAGACGGCACGCATTTCTACGTCCTTGGTGGCAACCAGTCCGATGCCGTCACCATCGCCCGGGTCACAAAATCGCGGCTCCTCGGTGCTCGCTGGCCCGAGACCGTCCCGCCTCAGTTCCAACGTCTGCCAACGATGAAACCGGGTGAATTCCTCTCAACCACAAATGAAATTTGAACAGGAGAACATCATGCTGAAACCTGCAATCCTTGCGCTTGTGCGCCAAGTTTTGACCGTCGTTGGGACCGCGCTTGTTGCCAAGGGCTACGTCCAGGCATCAGACATCGAGCCAATTATCGGCGCCTTGCTAACGATCGGGTCGGTGGTCTGGTCGGTAAGCGACAAGCAAGGGCGCTAATCAATCGGCAACTGCAGAGGCTGAAGCGGGGTCCAAGCGACGTCGGTCACCGGGGCCCCCTTCAACATCTTTCTGGAAGATGCCGACTATTCGTTCGCCGAACATTTACAACAAACTATATGCTAACCGACATTTCCTTGCCCCACTTGAGACCTGCGATCTCTGCGCCTCTCTGTAGCCAGGTACTGGTTTCGTCGGCAGAATTATTAGTGCCATACCACCAACCTTCCATAAGCCGTTCGGAGTACTTTTCTGCGAGCTCTGCCCGATCGAACAACAACGAGGGATCGCGTGCGACGATGCGCTTTGTTCTCGGTTTGATTGCTGAAAGTTGCTCAAGAACACCCCGCTCGTGTGCCTCAAGCGCCATAAGTCCCTGATTTAGAAGTTCCTTCAGTGATCCGCACTCAGTGGTGTTCCCCATGAAGTCTAGAATGTACCTACCTGTCTGGCGCGTCAAACGCCGGGCAGGTTTATGCTGGACCACATCAATAGCCGCTGCCTTATACCCATCTGCGTCCTCCTCTTTGCCGAAGGGACGGATTGCCTCTTTGTGGAAATCGATGATGTTGGTCGGATTTAAAGGGTCAGCACCTACCGCTAGCTGACTTGAAGTCAGCACTCTGACGAACACATTTCCGTTTCCCTCTAGTGACTTGAGAAGATCCGAAAGTTTACCCACTTCGATAAATGCCAGTGATGCCATGATTCCCTCCTTAGGCGCTGCTATTTGTCCCTTGTATACCTTAACCTTGCAAGGATCAAGCTTCCTTATAAGGTTAAGGCAAGGTAGGCCGGTGCGGCATCCGGCTGCAGGAACTGCTTGTATTTGCCGCCGTTGCAGTTCGGCCATCTCGGCGGCGGTCGCCCACGACGGCGAGAGCCTCTGCTTCAAAATTGACTAATTTTGCCCGCCCATTGATGAAGAAGCCAAGATGCTGGAGGAGGTCGATGTCTTTGGCCGCGACCACGAAATCACCGGCGCCAGCTCCGCACTAGTCTGCGATTTTTGCGGCTGCCCGTAAGGTGATGTATTGGGTCGCAAAACCGCCTGTCTGTAATGACCTTGCTCAGTACGGATCTTCTGGGGAGTATGCATGGGAAATCCAGAAGGCAGACCACCATATGAAAGTTTTCATCGCTAACTTCGGTCGGCAGAACTACGAGTGGCCGATCTGCCGAGAACGCGGGACGGTCGCGACAATGAACGCTGTTGATGTACAGCATTTATGGGAAGCGGGGGACCGCGACGGTTATATTAACAACCGCATGACCAATGACACAACTGCGGCGGGGGAAAAACCAACCCGGGCAACGGCGTCACGTTGGTTTAATCTCATGTCAATTATTGTGGAGACCGCGGGCGATGTCTGGGTCCACAAGGACGGCGATGACCTGTGGTGGACCACATCGCGTCGTGACGCTCCATACTTTGAGACGAAGATCGAGGGGATTGAGAGAGGGCGCAAGGTCGTCGTCTGTCACAAACCTTGTGATCAATGGTCAAATAAGACAAAACTTGGAACCCCACTGCGATGGAACGAGCTACATCCAAAGGCTAAAGACTTTTTGTCGACTGAGGCAACACTGCAGTCGCTAAGCCCATCCTATAGGGATTACACTTTGGCGCTTATTGCTGGAGCCGATCTTAATTTTTGGCACACAAGTCCAAAATGGACGAGCCGAACAGAGACTGCCAAGAAGGGCTATGCGCCTGTTAAGTATGGGACACAGGCGGACAAGATTGCGTATCAACGTGCTTTCGAACTCTTCAACGCAGTCGATTCGGCCGAACGAATGGCCCGAACGGCAGTAGCCACTACCAACGCCGCAAATGGCCAGACTGTAGAGCGTGTAGTCAAAAAGAAGGATTTGAAGTTCGCCTCAGCGGTCGATCTACAGAACCATATCCTGAAGCTCCTGGCTGCCCAAGAAGGCCACTGCGAGTTGACGGGGCTTCCCCTTGATCTCGACGAAGTGAATGGCGACCCGGCAATGTATGCATCTCTCGACCGAATAGACAGCTTTGGTCATTACGAGACGGGAAACCTTCAAATCGTTTGCCGCTTCGCAAATTTTTGGAAAGGCGCATCTGACGACAGGGAGTTTCGCCGTCTGATTTCAGCCGTCAAATCGAGTATGATCATATGATCGACGTCCTTGGACGGGGCCTATGGTTACTGTGAGACGACTGAGTGGCGCAGGTTACGGGGTATGTGGTGAAAGACAGGGTTGCTGCAACAAGGCGTGTCCGAAGCTGTCGCTCAGTTCCATTGTCGAAAAAATCGGCCATGTGGCCTCTCTATGGGGCCTAGCCGCCGTCCGCCGACCCATTGGCTGCAATGGTCTCAGCCGTTGAGGCGGCGGTTACATTCCGCACCTGCTTGATAAGTGGACCAGCTGCACGAAGATGTGGCATGCGCCAGACGATTAGGCCGGACCTGCTGCGCATTGCGTGCCCCCTCACCCAGTGAGTTCTTCGAGGAACGCTCGCGCGTCCGCTGTCCGCGCTGTCCTCTTTCATGGCCTCCACCTGGCCACGACCTGCCTTTCCCAGAGTAATCTTTGAGATAAGGGTATCTGGAAGGGGCTTGCCGGATCGTTCAGCCTGACGCCTCATTTGCCTAGGGTAGAGCGAGACCTCTTCCACCTTCAGCATGCCATCGTGGCGCAAAAGAGTAGCAATCGCGACCGACAAGGCAAGGAACGTTTTATTCCAAGCGACCTCATCCTCAATCATGCCCTCAGGTACAGGTAAGCCGACGGCGTCGAAGAGTTCGCGGTTCGGCGTGTGAATTATTTCTGCCTGCAGACCCTTTGAGAACATCGCACAGTTACTGGGACCCAGATCATCTTTGCGCAAAATGAAGCGTTGTGTGTAAATGGCGTCGTCAATCTGAATAACGAGACCGGTCAGCGCTTGATCGGCTCCGCTATCAGCGATCTCGATAATCATCGTCGAGAAGGGAAGCATGACTTGAGAGTAGAGTTCTTCGAGCCCGTCACTCTTCATCTCAGAAATCAGCTTGGTCAACATCCAGTATGCAGCAGGATCGATCCGGAAGTACTGGGCATCCTTTAGGTTGACGAGCTGCCGGTGGCGATAGTCCAGCAGGCGATCCATAAGACCTTCGGGTAGATCGGCTGGTCGAACACCTCGCATCTGAAGTACCTGCCGAGGGTAATCTTCAAAAAAACGCCTTAGCTCCTCAACCAT